ACCATCTTCTAAGTAGTTACTAGAATTATCTAACAAGTTCATATCGTCTTTAGTTAAGACATTCAGCTTATATTTCTTGTTGTTTAGAACATAAGTGAATAAACCTCCATCACGAAGAACATCTTCTAAAGTAACTTCTTTAGGTGTTTCTGCTGTTTGAGTATTCAAAGCTTCCTGTTGCTCTTGTAAAGCTCGTAAGATTGTCTTCTCAATCTCTTTATCAGACATAAAGTTGTTAACACCAAACCCTTCTAGTTGCTTTAAGCTTAAATCTTTCATATCAACCTCCACAAAACACAAACATGATACCTGTAACAGCAATAGCGATCAGTAAAGGGATACAAAGACCAACTAAGATGCTTGTACATAATGCTAAAGCTGTTCCTGCAAGTAATCCGTCATACTTATAACCTTGATAAAAACCTACACCAAAACCAATGAAAGCTAGGATAACCAAAGCTTTGTAAATCAATACCTCATACACGGTGAATCTCCTTTAAGCTCTTTAATATCAATATAGCAATCATATACGAAATGATCTTGGTAGTAAAGAGTTTATCAGATTTATTTTACATTATTTTGGTTTATAGAATGAATGACCTCCAATCCTTACAGTACACACAGTACCTTTAGGTTGTTTATGTAAAGAGTTGAAAAATAAAGCATTTCTTGTGTTGTCTTTATGTTTACCATCAACAACCTCTTGTGCTAGACGTTTAGCTTTATCATACATTTCAGGTTCTTTGATTGTTTTACCTTTCCCATACCAACTGAATTGGTTAGGTTGTGCGATAACTTTACAAGGTGTCGATGGAAAGCGTCTATCTTTTGTTCTGTTTAAGACAACAAATATTGTTGCTAACATACCTTTCTCACCATCGCCCCTGCTTTCGTGGTAAGTATTGAGTGCTAAACACTCTATCTGTCGATTAGAGAGCGTTTGGGTTTGAGACTGTTTAGGATTAGTCTCAGCCTGTAAAGTCGCTGTAAACGTAGCTGAGACACCAAATACGAGACATATTGACAATGTTCTCGTGTAGTTTTGTATTCGTTTAATATTTGTCAAAATTAATTCCTATGTTTGTTTAAATAAAAAGAGAGCATTTAGCTCTCCTTATTTGTATCTTAACATTATTTTAATGGTTATGTCAAATTAACGACAACAGTACACAAATGAATCTTTATTTCTATAGCACTCTTTCAAGTAATCACACAAGAAACAGATCAATCCTTCAAACGTTCCCCATCCATTACTAGGTAGGTATTTTGTTAATTCAGTCTCATTTTCTATTAAATCATTAATTAACACAGGTAAACGATTAATTATCAGTTTAACAGGGACTTTACCGTTAGGTAGGTTGAATAGCTCATCAGGTCTCCATATCAACTCGTAATACTCTTTACTTGCAAGCTTACCACACTCATCAACAACCTTATTCAGATTGTGAGTAATGTTTAAACAAACTTGTTGTTCAACGTATTCATTATCGTTATCGTTATCTAAGAAATAAATACTTAAACTCATGCGTTGCTCCCAAACTCTCTCAATACATCTGCTTTGATAATTGTCTTACGGTTATGTGAGTATTCTTCAAATGGTAATTGCTCTAAACCTAACACATCAGAACAAGACCAAATAGTATCTTTATCTGTTAAGATATAGCACTTATGATTCTTAACTTGTGAAAGATCATCAACACCAAAGAAATCTAAGCATTGAATGATCATTTCACCAGCATAAGCTGTACCAACACGTTTCTGTTTAACCTTGTCATAAGTATCTAACACCATATTAAAACAAGAGAAACTACCTTTACCTTCTAACTCAACCCAAACATCTAATATTAGAATCTTACGATCTTGGTAAGACGTACACACTTTTGTTACGTTACACAGTTGTTTAATCATTTTAAAATCTCCTAAATTATTTACTACACTATCCACATACTCCTGTAGAGTACCATTACTATACTCAACAGAGTAGAAACTCTCCTCACCACAACTATCGAAATACGCTACACCAATATACCCATCTTTGTACAAGTATGTTTTACCATCCTTAACACAGAACAAATAAAAATCCCCTTGCACTAACTCAGACACATCTTTGTTCATAAAATCATCATCTACGATTAGGTTGCACTCTATAACACACATAACACATCTCCTTATTTGATTGTTTAGATATTACACAAACGCAAGTATGATGTCAACACCTACAACACCAATAAGAATATTTATTTAAACACAACAAACTTGTTTAACTGACTTAAACAACTTAAACGAATTAAGCACATAACACATAAACAAGATTAATCTTATTGAATTATATTTAGTATGTAATTACTCTGTATATCTAATACTGTATGTGATACTAATAGTATTCTTATAGTGTACCTAAGATATACTTTAAGTATATTATTAGTATTATATAAATATTATTTATATTTAGTATATATATTAAGTATTATATTTAATTACGTGTATCATAGACCATGTATGATAAAAGATATATAATATTATTTAATCTAAATATATAAACCTAATCCCCTTCCCCTTGATTCCAATCATAAGCCCTTTGTTTTAGCTTGTCAAGTGTAAATAGTGTATCTGTTTTGTAACAACCTTATAAAACAATAACTTATCTTTTGGTGTAGAAACACCTTGTAATAGGTTGTCGTATGAAGTTGTTATAATATAACACAAACCTGTTGTTGTAAGTTCAACAAACTTGTTGTCTGTGTATGCAAGTATGTGTGCAGGTGAAGCAGATATTTAGAAATACATTCACCAAGCGTAGCGATTAACTAAACATAGCGTTTAAAGAGCCGTACAGTCGATTCTAGCGATTTTATGGTTGTGGTGGTATGATTTACTTACTTTACGTTAAAACGTCTGTACGAGTACCTGAGAGCGTAACACGCATTCTGATGAAATGTTCTTAGATGTTGTATGATTTTGGTTGACAAGGTTGAGGTGCTGGGTGTAGGATGCTCCTATCGAAATTAAGAAGTTCTAAGGAGTAAAATTTAGTGTTAATTGAACAAGAGACAAAAGACAAATACGAAGGTAGGGTGTTCGAAACAAAAAATGATGGTAAATTACGAGTTATTGAGTATAGAGGGCACTTAGATGTTATTGTTAAGTTTGAAGATACAGGGTATGAAACCACTACACGAGCAAATCAGTTGAGAAAAGGAGAGGTTAAGGATAGAAGTTTACCGTCCGTATATGGTGTAGGTATTATTGGAAACGGCATTACAAGGGTGTGTGGTGTAGAAACAAAAGATCACCAATTGTGGAATAGTATGTTGCGTAGATGTTATGATGAAAAGTATTCAAACAAATACCCGACATATAAAGACTGCGAAGTTTCTGATAACTTTAAATATTTCCCATACTTCAAAGATTGGTGCTCTAAACAAACGGGGTTCGGGAAAGAAGGCTGGCAACTAGATAAAGACATTCTAGTTAAAGGGAATAAAGTGTACAGTGAAGATGTGTGCGCCTTTGTACCGAGCGAAGTTAATAGATTGTTTATTAAACGCGATTCCTTAAGGGGCGACTTACCAATAGGTGTTCGGTATTACAAAAAGGTTAGGAAGTACGCAGCGCAAATGAGTAGGTTTAAGAAAGCTATCCATCTTGGTTATTTCTATACACCTGATGAAGCTTTTAACGCTTACAAAGAAGCTAAAGAAGCTTACATCAAAGAGGTAGCTAACAAATGGAAAGATCAAATAGACCCAAGAGTTTATGAAGCTTTAATGAAATATCGAGTTGAGATTACAGATTAAGGAGAATGTTGTGAGTTACGAGTTTAAAACAAAACGTATGGAGAAAGCAGTTGTGAATGACGTAGTGAATAAAGAAACAGTTGAAGATATTAAACTTTACCCAATTGTGGAAAACTTACAAAGAGGGATCACCAAAGAGACTTGTATGAAGTTTGGTGTACGTGCCTCACTTAGTGAAAAAGACGGTAAAACACCAACAGCGTATTATTTCCCATCTTATAACCAAAAAGGTGAGATTATTGGTTATAAAAAACAAGACGTAACAAAGAACAAAGATGAGAAATATCATTGGACTTCTGTTGGAACAGTTGCAATTGGAAACAAATTATTTGGACAGAATGTAGCAGAGCAAGTTAATCGTAAGCATACAAACTGTGTTTATACAGAAGGAGAATGGGATTGCTTGTCTGTGTTCCAAGCACAATGCGACAGTGTTAAAGGGACAAAGTATGAAGGACATCAACCTTTTGTTGTATCTATTCCTCTAGGCACTAAGAATGCCGTAGAGAGTATGCTACACAACAAAGATTTTGTACTCAGCTATGACAGCATGACAATCTTTTTTGATGATGATCAAGCTACACCACTTGAGTTAAGCAAGGGTATAATGCGAGGTAAGGAAGCTCGTGAAGCTGTTGCAGCAGCATTTATCGC